TAGGATGGGGTGGATGACCGAGAAAGAATACAAGCACAAATATTATTTAAAAAATAAAGAAAAGATAAGAAAAGCTGGTAAAGAATACCGTTTAAACAATAGAGAAGAGATACGCGTGAGGCAGGGGGAATACCGCCTTAAAAATAGGGAAGAGCTTAAGAGAAAGGCGCGAGAGCGATGGCACCAGAATAGCGAGCAACACAGCAAGGAGAGAAGAGAAAAGTATTCCAAAAACAAAAAATTCTTCCACCTACAACAACACGCTTATTATTTAAAGAATAGGGAAAAAATTAGATCCCGAGCAAGAAAAATTCGTAATGAAAATAAAGAAGAGGTTAATAGAAAAAAAAGAGAAGTATATGCTGACCCTTCAACCGGATACAAAGAAATGTACAAATCTTACAACATAAGAAATAAAGAAAAAATATCAAAATATAATAAACAATATCGCCTTAAAAATATAGATGTAATTAACACTCGTCAGATAAAATGGCGCGAGGAGAATGGAGAAAGAGTTAATGCAGAAGCCAGAACCCCTGAAGCTAGAAAACGTAGAAGGGAACTCTATATTAAGAGACGCGCAGATCCCACCTTTCATTTAATACAAATACTTAGGCGTCGAATTCATCACATATTAGGAGGAAGAAACATAGGAATAAAAACCCTTTCTACTTTAGAATTATTAGGGGTCACAAATGTTGAAACTGTGTGGAAGCATTTAGAAAAACATTTTGAATCTGGAATGACAAGAAAAAACAATACAACATATGGTTGGCACATAGATCATCACATTCCTATTGATTACTTCGCAAAAAAATTAAATTTGATGGACATTGATATTCAAAAAAAATGTTTTCATTACACTAATCTTCGTCCTTTATGGGCAACTGATAATTTAAAAAAAGGAGCAAAATATGACCAATAAAGATATGTTTAAAGGAATGACTTACCAATCACTAGAAAAACAAGTCGGAGGAAAACACTATAAAAATATGAAGATCCAACCGGCGGAATTTATAAATGAAAATAAACTCTTGTTCGCGGAAGGAAATGCTATAAAGTATATTTGTAGACATACTATAAAAGGAAAAGAAGAGGACGTGAGAAAAGCGATACACTATTTAGAAATGATATTGGAAAGGGATTACTCGTGAGGAGTACTCAGATTCCGTTGTTTACTCCAGAAACGGAATGGGTTATGCCAGATGAATTAAAAGATTTGCGCGGTGCTAAACAAATTGCTATCGATTTAGAGACCAATGATCCGCATTTAATTGAGCGCGGATCGGGGAACGTCACTGGAAAAGGGCACATTGCAGGCGTTGCGGTGGCCGTAGAGGGCTGGTCTGGATATTTTCCTATACAGCACGAGTCGGGTGGAAATATGGATAAAAAGCTCGTATTTTCGTGGCTTCAAGACCTTTTAAATCAAGTTGATACTACCTTTATATTTCACAATGCAATGTATGATGTCTGTTGGTTAAGGGCCGCAGGTCTAAAAATCAAAGGCAAAATTGTAGATACAATGATCGCAGCATCATTGATTGATGAGAATAGATTATCTTATAGATTAGATATACTCGCTAAACACTACACAGGTGTTGGTAAAGATGAAAAAATATTACAAGCTGCCGCAAAAGAATATGGATTGAATCCTAAAAAAGATATGTGGAGATTGCCAGCGCTTTTTGTTGGGCAGTACGCGGAGCGTGATGCGGAATCTACACTAAAACTTTGGCAAAGATTAGAAAACGAATTATATAAGGAAGAACTTTGGGATGTGTTTAATCTTGAAACAAAATTATTTCCTTGTCTAGTAGATATGAGATTTAAAGGAGTAAGAGTAAATCTTCAAAAAGCAGACGAAACTAAAAAATTCTTAATTAATAAAGAAGAAAAATTACATAAGAAAATCACAGACTTAACAGGTGTGAAAGTAGAAATTATGGCAGCTAGATCAATTGCAAAAGCATTTGATAAATTAAAACTTCCATATGATAGAACTGCAAAAAGTAAAGAACCTAGTTTTACAAAAAACTTTTTACAGAATCACCCACACGAATTACCTCAAGCCATTGCTGAAGCAAGAGAATTAAATAAAGCACACAGTACATTTATTGATTCAATAACTAAACACGCAGTCAATGGTAGAATACACGCAGACATAAATCAAATTAGATCTGATGCAGGCGGAACGGTGACAGGAAGATTCTCAATGAGTAATCCAAACCTACAACAAATTCCAGCAAGACATCCAGAACTTGGACCAATGATTAGATCTATATTTATTCCAGAAGAAAAATGTACTTGGGGTTCATTTGACTACTCACAACAAGAACCTAGAATTTTGGTACATTACGCAAAACTACAAAATTTAGAGGGTGTCGACGAAATTGTTGAGGCATACAGAGCCGGAGACGCGGATTTCCACCAGGTCGTGGCAGATATGGCGGGCATAAAAAGAAAGCAAGCTAAGACTATTAATTTAGGTCTGATGTATGGAATGGGTAAAAATAAATTGATGGCTGAACTAGGATTGATGAAAGACTCAGCAGATAAATTAATTAGACAGTACCACACTAAAGCTCCCTTTGTAAAAAAACTAATGGACAATGTATCACGGAAAGCAAATGATAGGGGAAAAATTAGAACTTTACTTGGTAGGGCGTGTCATTTTGATTTATGGCAACCGGTACAATTCGGAATCTTCAAACCTTTACCATTAGAACAAGCAAGAAAAGAATATGATGAGCCTTTAAAACGTGCATTTACGTACAAAGCACTAAACAAATTAATACAAGGCTCTGCTGCGGATATGACTAAAAAAAGTATGGTAGCTTTGTATGAAAATGGTATAATACCACACATTCAGATTCACGATGAAGTGGATATTTCTGTTGAATCTGATAAAAAGGCAGAGGAAATAATTGAAATTATGGAATCAGCAGTTGAATTGCAGGTACCAAACAAAGTAGATTATGAATCAGGTCCCAGTTGGGGCCAAATAAAATAGGAGTTAAAATGGATAAAATAAAACTATGGTGCCATAAAGTATGGTTAGATTATAATCAATACCTTATTGGTGCTGCTATTGGATTAATCGTAGGAATAATACTATTCTAATTTATGCCCTATGAAAAAAATCATAAAATATATCTGTAAAGTTCTTTGTTGGCCGTTTAAAAAAATTGGCGACTGGCTAAAAAGTGGTTTACCTAGGGGAAAAAATGACTGAACGATTCTGTAAAAAATGTAATAAAATATGCCACTGTCCAAACGCGGAAGGTGAGTGCACCAACTGTGAATGTAATAGTAGAGAAGAAGATAAAAGTTTTGAAAATGAAGGTGGTGTTGTAATTGATGACACTGGTGAATGCGAAAGTTGTCAATAATGAAAAAAATATTTTTAATACTGTCCCTACTTGCATTCACTTCCTGTGTTGCAGTAGGACCTAAATGTACTTACACACAAGATGGAACTAAACTATCTTCTTGGATTTGGTTTACAAAAGAAATACCGGTAGACTTAAGCAAAGATAACTGTAACTAATGCCACTAAAAATTTCGGACGAAGCAAGCGTTCAAATGCCTATGAAGACAGTAGCCAGCCTCATCGCGCTGGTAGCGATTGGGACCTGGGCTTACTTCGGCATAATTGAAACTCAAAACAAAGCATTAAATCGTTTAGAACTAATGGAGAAGGATCTCGTAGAGAACACAGCCTTTAGAATAGGGTGGCCGCGGGGTACTTTAGGAAGTCTTCCGGCTGATTCCGAACAATTTATGCTTATCGAAGAATTGTATAAGCAGGTAGAAAAATTGCAAGCCCAACAAGAAGCTGGAATTCACAACGAAGTGATGATAAAATTTTTAGAAAAAGCCGTTAATAAACTACAAAATGATGTAGAAAAATTAAAAGATAAACAAAGAGAATTTACTAACGGAAATGGGGTGCATTAATGAAAGAAAGTCTATTAAAACTTACAGAAAAAATTACCACTTGGCACGTAAATCTGTTTGAGTACTTAACTTTAAAATCTAAAACCAGTATTTTATTTACCTGGTTATTAATTTTTATTTGTCTGTATGAAATCTTTGAACATATTGTTATCCCTATATTTTTAATTTGGTGGGGGTTTAGTTAATGTCTGAAGTAGTGATCGCCTTATTAATGCTAGTTAATAATGAAATAGTAGAACATCGTATTCAACCCTCAATGGGAATTTGTTTGCGCGGCAAGCGTGTAGCGGAACGTCAGTACCAACCAAACGTACAATATACTTGTATTAAATCAGAAGCAGAACTTGAAAAAAATATAGATGGGTCTATAAGTATAAAGAAATTAATATTGAACTAATGAAAAAATTAAAAATGGATATCTTATTATGGATCCAAGGGATATCTGGACAAATAAATTCGTGGGCCTGGACGAAGTGGGATAAACTCCATCGTCAAGACTGGCTTAAGAAACAACAAAAGTGACAAGAAAGGAGATAATATGAGTATAAACGGAAAAGTTAAATGGTTTAATTCAACTAAAGGTTATGGTTTTATAGCACGTGAAGACAATGAAAAAGATGTTTTTGTACATAATTCAGCAGCGCAAGCAGCTAATGTAGAGTTACGTGAAGGTGACGCATTAACGTTTGAAATTGAAGAAGGCACAAAAGGCCCTTCAGCAATAAACCTACAAAAAAACTAAAAAACCATTATAATAAAAATATGAAAATTACAGCAGAAATTGTTAATGGAAAGTGTCCAACTTGTAATCAGTTAAGTATTTTAGTTGGACTAACTAAAGAATATTATAGATGTTTAACGTGTGGTGCTGATTTGCACCAACACATAAACGGTAAGATAAGTTATTTGCCGGCCTTTAATAATCCTCCTGGTAC